TTATTCATCTAACATTACATAGTTAAAATATACATCCATTGTCCAACCTCCATTAAAAACATCTGTACACCATATTTGAAAAGGCGTGTTTACTATTGACGTACTCCATTGTGAGCTACCACCTACACTAGAAGCTCCATTAAAAGCTGCTGAGATAGTTCCGCTAGATACTCCGTTCATCCAGTCCCTAGAGCTAGAATAGTAATCAGTTGTTCCTGCTGTTGCTGCGTCCCAACCTAGACGTAAGTCGTCAGAAGAAGATTCTGTGGACGCTCCATAAGTGGCTATACATAAAATACTAATAGGCATAACAATTTTACCTGCCTCTGCTGCTTTTAATGTTATAGGGGTGTCGTCATATTTCATAGCCAGAACGTCTGCATTACTTAAAGATACTTTTACAAATTCCACTCTATTGCTACCCATTAAAGTTGAATACGATATCTTTTTGCTAGTTCCTGCTGCGCCCCCTGTAGTGTCGCTAACATCTACCAAAGTAAGCATATCTCCTGTTTCTGGTTCAGTTAGTAACTGTGTTAGGTCTGTGAGTTTTGTTGCCATTTTTTAATGTACGCTTTTAATCTAGCGTGGTTTTTATGCGTTAAAATATTTGATACCGAGCGCACCTGCGAGTGCTTTGAGTTGGTTGTCGTCGGTAATTTTGGGATATACGTTGAGTCCTCCAAAGTAATTGCGTTGTGATGGTGAAAGGTCTGAACCTGTATTTTGATTATATTCTGGTAGAGTAGCTGTATTGTTTTGGATAAAATCAATCATTCTCTCTCTATAAAACATAGCTATCTCGTTAGCTCTTTGTACTACTTCTTTAATATCAGAAATACTAGCAGGTGAGCCTTGCTCAGAAGTAGGTACAGTAACTGAGTTATTTGAAAATCTTAAACGTACTACGTAAGCCACTTCACAAAATGAAAACTGAACTAAAGCAGGTTGTATATAATCTTCTACTAAGGTAAGATAAGAACCAGTTAAAGGCGTTCCTGCTGCTATTTGTGTTTTTAGATAATTGTCTAACTCCGTTCCCAGAGCAGGTAGAATTTGCCTGTCTTGAGCTATATTTATATACGGAGTTAATAGGTTGTCATCTACAGCAGAACCTAACGCTGTATCTCTTTTTAGCTTACTAGCTGAAATGTATAGTGTTGTTGCCATTAGTTTACTGGATTAGGATATTTAAGAGAACCTCTTGACGGGGTGTCTATTGGTGCTATAGTTTCATAACCTTCGTTTACTACGTGAGGGTTATCACCTACAGAGCGCATAACCGCATCAAAGTCGCCTTGAATCTCTACGTTTTGTTCTTCGCTAAATTCTGCTACCTCTCCGTCTGGAGCGTATATGTATATGTTTCTCTGGAATGCGTGTCTACAAAAGCAACCGCCTTTCCACTTTAATATGTCGTAATCGTTTTCACCTGTTGGTGCAAACTGTCCGTTTACTCCGTTTTCACTCATATCAGAAATATCTTCATAACGATACATAGCACCACCCTTAGATAAATTCATCATAGCCACACAAAAATCTCTGCTCTTATAGTTAGGGTTTTCTGGTGGTGTCTTAGCGTTTTCTATATAGCTATAACGTACTGCAAATAAATATCCTTTAGGAGAAATTACATCGTAATCGGAATCCATATCGTAGTCTGCATATTTATCTACTCCGTCATAATCAAAAGCTCTGTGCATTTTCTTGAAAGAGTGAAACCACTTATCTTTTTCTGTGTCCTCTACCTCTTCTGTTTTCCACAGTTGCCAACCTTCTTTCATAGGTGAGCTTTTTTTAGCTAAGTGAAGCAACCAAGCGTCTGCATCTTTTTCAGGTATCTTATTAGGAGCTTCAGAAAAATATCTTTTTTCTCTTACCTCCTCTACAACCTCTTCAGAATTTTCTTCTAAGAAAGAAGCAGGAACTAACTTTTTAAATTCGAGAGGTATAGTAATAGAACTAGCAGCTAGGATAGGTCGTAAACCATCTATAAAAAGTTCTTGCATAGGTTTAACAACAGTACGATAGAATAAATCGTAACCGTCTTTCATTTCGTCTGCATTGCTTCCAAAGCCTCCACCTTCGTTTCTAACTCCAAACAGCAGGGGTGTCGTTACCCTATGTCCTGAAAGGATTTTTGTTTGTACCTCTTTAGAAAGAAAGTCGTAAGTCTTGTGAGCTTCAGATAAATTTAACGGTTCTATCTGTGGCGCGCTTTCTGGTTCACTAGAAAAAGTCATTAAAATTTTTCCTGCGTTAGAAGCTCCACCGAATTTATTATAGATTAAACGCTCTAGTTCTGCTCTCTCCTCTTGTGTTGGAACTCCATCTCGAAAATTAATCATACAAGACGGAAACAAACCATTGGTAATATTTGACTTATGGTAAGCCGAAAGGTCTGAATCTACCTGTATGTAATTGGTAGAAGATAGATAGTCAGGCAACCCATAGTAAAAACTAAGTGGAGAGTAAAGTTTAATATGTAGTAATTGACTAGCTGCTGTTCTGTCTGCTACGTTAAAAGCAGGAATAGGATTAGGTTCTTTATTAGAATACCAGTCAGTAGAATGGTAAAAAAGCTGTACGTTATCTTCATCGTCTGCTATGCCACATCGAATTGTACACGCTGGAATATGGTGTACCTCAGAAATAGTAGAACGGTCTTGACTCCATATTACGTTAAGATAGCATTGACCGTAAAGCTTTAAATCAAAAGTAGCTCTACGTAAACAATCACCACTTCCAAAAATTTGCTTTACTTTAAGCCATTGCTCTATATGTAAGTCTTTATCTGTTGAGTCTAACCCCTCTCCATAAATCATTTCTGCGCAACCCTTCACGACAGCACCATGAATAGAGCTAGACGCAAACAACTGCTCTAAATAGTGAGGGTAATGGTTGTCTGCTCCCATCTCAATAAATTTCTTATTGTTGCTTTCAACAAAATGGGGTGTGTTAGTGCTTTGGTAATTTAATACCGATAAGTTTGTTTTCATCGTGGTATATAAACGTGGTCTGGTGAATCGTCTCCAGTTGTGTATTCTTTGTATTCGCTTTCACTTAATGGCGTGCTGCCTTTTGAAATATACGCTAAAGATTCAGCATAAGTAACCCCACCTCCTGTAAATCTTATTAAATACATACCTTCTGTAAAATCTGTAGCTTGGTACGTAAAGATAGCACATCTATCGTCGTGAGAGTCTGGGGTTAAATTTACAACAGTTTCTTTTTCTGTGAGTTGATTTATGAATCTTAATGTTACTTCTCCTCCATATCTTCGTTTTACAGAGACATTTTTTATAGTTGCTGTAGTTCCAGTTATTTTAACAGCTTGAATCATAAAACCATAGGTATCGTTACCTTCAAAATTAAATGTTTCTTTAGCAGAAGTAGCTACATAGCTGTCACTAAGAGGCGTTACTCCGTCTGAAGTATACCACCTTAAAATTCCATCTGAAAATGATGGTATTTCAAATTCGGCTGTATACTCTGTATTTTTTTCTATTAAAAACTTCGTCTGTTTAAAATTGCTTCCAAGCTGAGAAGAAACATAATTGCCTTTAGGGTCACTAGGGTCTGTTGTTATAAATATTTCTCCTCCAGTATTTGTTAAAATCCAATCGTCGTCAGGGTCTATTTGTTTTACAAACATAGAAGTAACATCACCAATAAAAGAAGACGAACAGCCTAAACCAGTTACCGTTCCAGAAGTTCCCACTAAATACTGGTAATGAGTTCCGTTACTTGTTACATTATCTCCTTTCGTGTCTGATACAATTCCATAAATGTTTCCTTGTACGTAATTAGCTACTGTAAAAGTTAATTCATACGCCTTAGTTACATTAGGTATACTTGGCTGTGTAGCTACTTCTCCGTCTCCTCCGTTTATTACAAGACCACCACTACCAAAAGAAGCTCCAGTTCCTAGAGTCCATTCATCGGTAGGGTCAAGTTGTTTAATTGATATGTTTGTAATTGTTGACGAATTTGCCGATGTAGTTGCTTCAACTGAAAAAGTAGTAACTTTTGCTTTTAAATAGTATGTATTTGCCCCGTCTAATATTAACCTACTCGGAGCATCGCCATAAAAACTTCCTGAATCAAAATACAAAACACCTAAACCCGACTTAGTTACAGTAATTTTATAAAAAGCACCTGCAACTAATACACTCGTTTGTGATAAATCTGCATTAGTTCCGTTTGAAATTGCTT